GCTAACTACGGGGATTACTTGTATTATTTAGCAAATATAGATAACAGTACTTATAACATGTTATTAGGATTTATGAAATAAATATATATGGCAATAAGTGAACAAAATAAAAAGTTATTAACTAATGTAGGTATTGTTTTAGCGGCTTATTTAGTCGTTATACGGCCATTATTTCAAAAATTAGGTATTGTAAAGACAAATGAGGAGTTACTAAAAGAAAAAACGGAAGCGGCAAATATAGATGAAATTGAAAAAAATCTAAATGCTCGCGGTATAGATTTAACTAAAAGTAAAGCCGAATGGGATCAAATAGCAAACACTATATATAATAATTTAAGATTTTCAGCTATTGCAGATAATAAAGCAGATGCAGCCTATCAACTTGCTAGGGTACAAAATGATGCCGATGCTATTTATTTAATAAAAACTTTTGGTAAAAGGCAAGAATATCTTTTCGGAATACCTAGCGGCTCGCCAATGGGGTTAACTGAATTTGTAACCAGCAATTTAACTAGGGAAAATATTAATTTAGTGAATGATAACTATAAACGCAAAGGAATTAAATTTAAATTTTAAAAATGAAAAATAAAAATTTACTAATAATTAGTGGTTTAATTATAGCAGCATTTTTTTTGTTTAAAAAGAAAAAAACAGTTTCTATTTTACCTCCTGCGCCTTTTACACCGATTTTGCCAATGTTTCCTATAAATATGTTACCTATTCAATCTATTTACCCAAATGGAGTATTCGAAGATATGCGCGCCGTTGGTATTGATACCCAATATTTAATAAAAAACGGTAAAAAATACGGTATTACTTATGATCAATGGCAAAGTAGGGGTTTTGATCCAGGTACACCGGTAGATCAATATATTTTAGATACAATACCTGATGGCGGAACTTTAGATAATTTATAAATGAAAAAAAATAAAATATATATTACAATAGCTTTATTATTATTGGGCGTTTATGCTTTTGCAAAAAGTAAAAAGCCTAAAAGTAAAGTTTTTGTTTCTAATCCTTTTAATATTAATGCTTATTCAATACCAGGAACAACGGTATATGAATATAATTTATCAACACCATTATACACATTTAGAAACGAAATTAAATTAGGTATTTTAGAGGAAGATCAGGATTTACCATATACTAAAGTAACTTTTACAGCTAATAATACAGTTAAAACGGGATATTTATATAATAACGATATAATTTTTAAATAATGAAAACTAGCGAATATTTAATTTATGGGGCAATAATTTATCTTTTATACAAAGTTTATAAAAATACCCAACCTGAAGGGAATATAGATCAATTAAACAAACTAAAAAGTATTAATTTACCACCGTTTGCAATTGTAACGCCAACTTATTTTGATAAAAAACAAATTCAGCCAACACCTGCTGAAGTTTTAAATCCTAAGCAATTGGCATACTTTAATAGTAAGAATAAAGCAATTTTAAAACAAATTTATACCTGCTAATTATGACACAATACACGCCCGTATTTATTGCTTATAATACGCCTCAATCCATTCCTACGGACTGTAACAGTATTATTTTTATTAATTCAGGAACTACAACAGCAATTATTGAAAACGTTACTTTAGCGCCATCACAAAGTTTTGTAATTGATGGCAACGAAAACGAATTTACGTCAGTTACTTTACAAATTAATTTTACCGGAGTCGGACAAAATAATTTAATAGTAGTTAAAAAAATATACTAATATATGGGATTTTCATATAATGTAAATGTTTTAAATCAAAAAGGAAGCCCGGCAATTTATACGGATACTTTTGCAAATAGGCCTGCGCCGGGTTTTGTGGGTAGATTATTTATTGCAAATGATACATCCGCAATATATGAAGATATTGGCACAGCCTGGGTATTGATTGCAAATGTTAGCAGCGGCGCTGGAACTTTACAACAAGTTACCACAAACGGCAATACATCAAATGTAGGTATATCAGTAACGGCGGGCGGGATAAGTTCAAATACCTTAACAATTACAAGTTTAACACCCGGTTCGGTTGCTTTTGTTGGTACTGCTGATTTAATAACTGAAGATAACGCAAATTTATTTTTTGATAATACTAATAATAGATTAGGAATTGGTACAAATACACCTGGTAATGTTTTAGATTTACATAGTGCTCTTACAACTGCTATTTTAGCTTTAAATAATACAGCAGGAAATCAATCTTTAATTTCTTTTTTAAATACTTCAGTAGCAAAATGGCGGATTGGTAATTCATCTACAAATACTTTTGATATATTAAATGTAACTTTAGCAACAAATGCTATATCTATAAATAGCGCAAATAATAATACTTATTTTTCTGGTTTTGTTGGTATTAATCAAAGTGCGCCATCCTACAATTTAGATGTAAACGGAATAACTAATTTAGGTGGGGTTACAAATATACAAACGGGTAACAATTTATTTTATTTACAAAATAATGGCGCAACTACGGGATGGACTGCTAATAAAGCACAAAACACAAGCGGAAGTTTTATTTTTGGTCTAAACGGTTCGGCTAGTGGTGGTATTTCAACTGGTGCAACGGCCTATGCAACTGTAATAAATTCATTAAAAAATTTAGAATTATATTCAGGTGGTGTTAAACGGTTAACTTTAGATGAAACAACCGGTAATGCTACTTTGACAGCAACGTTATCAATAAATAACGCCAATGGAAATTTTTCAAAATTAGACATTGCAGGTAATGGAAGTAGTTTAACAAATGTTTCTTCTATACAATTTTATGATAATAATAGTGGAGCTTCTCGAAATTTTGCCTGGAGTAATGGCGCTGGAGGAAATACTAGCAATCTTTTTGGTAAATTTATTTTATCAGCTTCAACGGCAGTTGATTTAAACGCTCTAATAGGAAACCCATTAATGGCAATTACTGGAATTGCAGGAAATTTATTATTAGGATCATTAACGGATGACACAGTTAATAAATTGCAGGTTTCCGGATCAGTAAAAAGTACAAGTAATTATACAAATAATGGTTTGGTATCTTGTTTAAATGCAACCCCTACTACTTTATTTACTATTACTACTTATGGTTTATATACTTTTTATGTTGATTTACCCGATGGAGGATCAGCGCCAATTACATATAGCAGTTACGCTATAATTATTTTTGATGGTACTACGGCTAGAATAATGCAGCAAACAAATGGCGCGCAATTAGTTTTAACTTTAAGCGGTAATAGTTTACAAGCAACACAAACAGCCGGAAGCACTTTTAATGTTAGATATGTTTATCAAAAATTAGGATATTAAAATAAAATAAAATGAAAGAAATTAAGCCAGTAATATTTCCTTTAAATTTAGGTACTGCAATATATTTAAATTGTGTAGGTAGTGATGATTTTAGTACTAATGTAACTATTTACTACAAACTAATAAGCGCAGAAAATGCAACTTTACAAGACGGTAATTTAAATTTAAATGGAATTGATTACCAAAGTTATAACACAAGTAATAACGGTAATGATTTTATTTACAATTGGTCAGCTAATCAATTAGGAATTACATTAATTTAATATAATGATTTTAAATATTGAAAATGTCTTTTATTTTATTAGTTTGTTAGGATTTATTCTCTTTGTCGGTTCATGGTACGGAAGTACTAAAAAGAAATTATCAGAAATAGAAACTGATTTAAAAGAGGTAAAAAACGACAAATACGAAATTATCGACAAGTTAGCCAGGATTGAAACAAAACTTGATTATTTGACAAAACAATAAGTTATGAAAAATTGGAAAACCACCATAGGCGGCGTTTTAGCTGCAAGCGCTGACATTATACCGGTAAGTAATGGTATTCAGCAACTAATAAGGGCGCTAGGTTTATTACTGCTGGGATGGGCTGCTAAAGATCATACAAGCACGTTAAATGAACAAGCAAAGTAAAAATATAATTGTTTTAGTCGTGTTAGGAGTATTAATAGCAACTTTAAAGAGTAAAGCCGGTAGCTTATACGCCAGCGCCCTTAATTTTATAAAAATTAAGGAAGGTGGCTTATATTTAAAAAGTTACCAGGATAGCGGAGCGGTTTGGACAATTGGTTGGGGATCAACGTATGATTTTGATAAGCAAAGGAAAGTATTGCCAGGTGATACAATAACCCAGGCACAAGCCCAAAAATGGCTTGAAATGACTACCTCGCAGGATGCAAACGAAATAAAAAAATTAGTAAAGCCCTATTTAAACAAAAACGAGCTAAATTCTCTTATAAGTTTTGTTTATAATGTGGGTATAAACGCCTTTCGTAATAGCACAATGCTAAAATTATTAAATTCCGGCGCTGATAGAAAAACCGTAGCAAATGAATTTGATCGCTGGGTATTTGATGATGGAGTAAAAGTTCAAGGCCTAGTTAATAGGAGGATTGCAGAAAAAAAGTTATTTTTGACATAGTTTTTGTTTTGAGGGATTACATAGAGATTTAAACGGGGTGTTTCTACACTCTGTTTT